TATTAAAATAAAAAATGATTTTCTTAAGCGTAATGATCGTTATATTTCATTGCTTGTCAAAGAATTTGAAATGAAGAAAGCTGCAAAGAAATATAATAATTCAAAAGTATCTGATACTGGTGATATTAATATTAACAAGATTTATCGGTACAAGACGGATGATGATATTTTCCGTAAAGCAATGATTGTACCAAATGGTAAGTCCCATGGTATGATTATGTTGCTGGACCGATCAGCATCAATGGGTGAAAGTATTGCAGCATGTATTGAACAGATTCTGGTACTTGTTTCATTCTGTAGGCGTGTTAATATTCCTTTTGTTGTTTATGGTTTTTCTTCTTCAATATCAGTAGGAAGATTTGATGGGCGACCACAAGGAAAACAGTTTTCACAAGAAAATGATGATCTTGTATTTAATCAATTTAATCTTCGTGAAGTAATTAATAGTAATATGGGAATTAATGAATATAACAAAGCTTTGATGGGTATGATGATTCTTCAAAAGTTTTATTTTGAGCGAAAAGCTACTCCCGAGTCAGAAAATATGAGTTCTACACCATTGAATCAATCTCTGGTTGCCATGAATAGTATCATTAAGAATTTCAAGAAAAAGACTAATGTTGATATTGTTAATCTTGTTATTGTACATGATGGTGAAGCTGATGCTACTAGCGGCATTTATGGTGAAAATATTATTGATAAATCTTATTCTATTGCTCATGATACTGTTTTTATTCGTGATGAAGAATCCAATATTGAACTTAGAATGAAAAATGATCCTAAGAAAAACCATACAACATCATGTATTTTAAATATTCTTCGCAAAAAGTATGAATGTAATGTGATCGGATTCTTTGTCACTCCAAGAATTTATAAAACAAGAAATATTATTAAAAAAATGAGTATTCTTAATGAACAAAAATCATTTGAAAACCTTAAAGAAAATAGGTATCTAGAAATTACTTCAGAAGGATATGACAAATTCTTTATTATGCTTACGGATACATCTGCTTTTGATGAAATTTATGATTTTGAAAACTATGAAATTAAAGGAAATCCAACTGCAAGTAAATTGTCCAGTGCTTTGAAGAAGTTTAATAAGAAACGTGAAATCAATAGAGCAATGGTTAATAAGTTTATTTCCGAAATTGTTGCTTGACATAAATTGATTTATTTGATATAATAGTTTATCTTTTGAATAGAGGTTTATATAATGAAACGATCTGAATTGCGTGAAACTTTCCTGAATGCTCTGACTGCTACTGGTAAAGCTACAGTAACGCGAAGTGATATTATGGAACTATGTGAAGCGAAAGGTATTAGTTTTCCACAATGGTTTGTTAATGATTCCATTAATCGTATTTCTCGTGGTGTTTTTAAAGTTCCGCAAGAAGAAAATGCTGTAGAAATGACTGCAAAGGTACTTCCCTTGAAAAAGATTGATAATGTCAAGACTGAATTGGAACAACAAAATCTGATTCCTGAAGTGTATTCAAATTACGTTTCTTTTGGTAATTTTAATGATCTTGTCAGTATTATTCAATCAAAGCAATTTATTCCTGTGTTTATTACTGGCAATTCAGGCAATGGAAAGACCATGTCTGTTGAACAAGCTTGTGCTAAACTGAAAAGGAAATTCATTTGTGTTTCAATGACAAATGAAACTGATGAGTCTGATCTTCTTGGAAACTATGTATTGATTGATGGTCAGATGGTTTGGCGCGATGGTCCTGTTACTGTTGCAGCGCGTGAAGGTGCTGTTTTGTGTGTTGATGAAATTGATTATGGCGCACAAAATCTATCTACTCTACAACGGGTTCTTGAAGGTAAGCCGTTTCTTTTGAAGAAAAAGAATGAACTTGTTGTTCCTGCTGAAGGTTTTACTGTTATTGCAACAGCAAATACCAAAGGTAAGGGTTCAGAAGATGGACGATATATGTACACTAATATTCTGAATGAAGCTTTCCTTGAGCGGTTTCCTATTACTTTTGAACAAGAATGGGCACCTAGTTCTATTGAGACAAAGATTCTTACTAAAGAACTCAAGTCTTATGGAATGGAAAATGATGTTTTTGCCAAGAATCTTGTTACATGGGCAAATGCTATTAGGAAAACTTTTGAAGATAGTGGTTGTGATGAAGTGATTTCAACCCGTCGTTTGGTACATATTGTTCGTACCTATAGTATCTTTAAGAATATTGAAAAATCTCTTGAGTATTGTATGAATCGGTTTGATTTAGATACCAAGAAGTCATTCATTGATCTTTATAATAAGATTGATGGTGGCAAAGATGCAGATCCAATTATTACTGGAACATCTGATGGTTTAGATGCAAATGTTCCGTTTTAATACTTGACATGAGGATGCATATACTGTAATATGCATTCTTATGTTACTTTTGTAACTTAATTATGGAGAATTATATGAAATTAACCGCAAAGCAAAAACTACTTAACTTTCTTAGCAAGACTGATGGATTCAACACTCTGAGCGTTGCTCAAGCCCGTGCTCGTTTTGGTATTCAAAACGTCACCGCCCGTATTCATGAACTTCGCAATGAAGGTTATCCTATCTATACCAATACTCGTAGCCGTGGAGATGGTAGCAAGGTAGCTGTTTATCGTATCGGTTCCGCTTCACGTTCACTGAAGCGTGATCTTCGTACTCGTGGTATTAAGCTTCAAAGCATTGCTGCCTAAAATAATTACGTTTTAGGTACAAAGGAGAGATATATAATTGTATCTCTCCTTTTTTATTATGTAGGTGACATATGGAAATTTCAGTTAAAGTTGATGAATTGAGAAAGAATAAGATTTTTGTAGCAACACCGATGTATGGTGGCCAAGCGCATGGTATGTATGTAAAATCATGTCTTGATTTACAAACGACAATGCAACAATATGGTATTGAATGCAAGTTTTCATTTCTTTTCAATGAATCGTTGATTACAAGAGCAAGAAATTATTTGGTTGATGAATTTCTTCGTTCTGGTTATACACATCTTTTGTTTATTGATTCAGATATTCATTTTAATCCAAAAGATGTAATTACACTTCTTGCATTGGACAAAGACGTTATTGGTGGTCCATATCCTAAGAAGTCTATCAACTGGAGCAATATTGCTCATGCTGCACGAACACATCCTTCTTTAAATCCAAAAGAATTAGAAACTATTGTTGGTGAATACGTTTTTAATGTAGTTAAAGGCACACAACAGTTTAGTGTATCTGATCCTTTGAATGTTTTAGAGATTGGAACTGGTTATATGATGGTAAAACGTCATGTATTTGATAAATTCAAAGAAGCATATCCAGAATTCAGATATAAACCTGATCATGTTGGCCAAGAACATTTTGATGGTTCCAGATATATTCATGCTTATTTTGATACAGTAATTGATCCAGATTCACACCGTTATCTATCAGAAGATTATATGTTCTGTCAATGGTGGAGAAAGATTGGTGGTGAAATTTGGTTATGTCCTTGGATGCAAACACAACATATCGGTACATACCCATTCAGCGGTAATCTACCTAAGATTGCTGAACTAACAGGAAAATTATAATGGCTATTATAGGTCTTGTCGGTTTCATAGGATCTGGTAAAGGTACCGTCGGTGAACTTCTTGTTGAGAAAGGTTATCATAAAGACAGTTTTGCTGCACCTTTAAAAGATGCTATTTCAATTATGTTTGGTTGGCCACGTGATCTATTAGAGGGTGATACGGAAGTATCGCGGAAGTGGAGAGAAGAACCTGATAAGTTTTGGAGTGATAGTTTTGGGAAACCATTTACTCCAAGACTTGCTTTACAGTTAATGGGAACAGAAGCTGGAAGGGATGTATTTCATCCAGATATATGGGTTCTTTCTCTTTTAAATCGGTCAGGTGGTAAGAATGTTGTTGTAACTGATGTACGATTCAGGAATGAAATTAATTATATTCAGAAGAATGGTGGTACTGTAATAAGAGTCCGAAGAGGATTAGAACCTATTTGGTATAATGATTATTATGAATATAATGTGAATAATGGTCCAAAACCTAATTATGATGTTCATTTATCTGAGACAGATTGGATTGGTTGTAAGTTTGATCATGTTATAGAGAATAATGGAACAATACATGAATTAGGAGAAAAAGTAGATCAGATGTTGCTTTTTCTAAAGAGGTGAGTTATAATACTATTTTATGAGGTAAATTATGAAACTATCTGAAAAAACTATTGAAGTATTGAAGAACTTTTCTAATATTAACACAAGCATGTTCTTTAGAAAAGGAAATGTTATGAGAGCAATTGATGGTGAAAATGCCATTCTTGCAGAAGCAAAAATTGAAGAAGAATTTCCATCTGATTTCGGAATCTATGAACTTAATCAACTGCTAGGCATTCTTTCTCTTCATAAAGAACAGCCAGAAATCAATATCCAAGGTAATGATCTTATTATCACTGGTTATGGCGGTAGAAACAAAGTTGTCTATCGTACTTGTTCATCAGAATTGATTAAAGTTCCTCCAGTCAGTACCATTGATCTTTCTGATCCACAAGTATCTTTTGTTTTGACAAAAGAAGATTTTGATTGGGTCATGAAAGCAAGTAGCATTATCTCTGCACCTAATATCATCTTTACAAGCAATGGCGATGATATTTCTGTGGTTGCAACCGATCTGAAAGATGATTCGGCCAAGAGTAATGAACTTGTTATTGGTAAAGGTAATGGAGATACTTTCAAGTTCAATCTTAAGACAATGAACATGAAAATGATTTCTGGCAATTATGATGTATCTTTGTATGCAAAAGGTTTCTCACACTTTAAGAACAAAGATACCGAAATTCAGTATTGGATTACTGTTGAATCTGGTTCTTCTTATAACAAGAAGTAATTTTATTTTATATTATGTTTATTGTGAGGTTATATGAAAGATTTCTTGTGGGTAGAGAAATATAGACCTAAGACTATTGAAGAATGTATTCTTCCTGATAGGCTGAAGAAGCCTTTTCAGGAGTATGTAACACAAAAGAATATACCCAATCTATTGCTTTCTGGCGGTGCTGGTGTTGGAAAGACTACTGTTGCGAAAGCAATGTGTAATGAGATTGGTTGTGATTATATTGTTATCAATGGTTCAGATGAATCAGGTATTGATACGTTCAGAGTCAAGATCAAGAATTATGCATCTTCTTTATCTTTTAAAGGTGGAAGAAAGGTAGTTATTCTTGATGAAGCTGATTATTTGAATCCAAATTCAACACAACCTGCATTGAGAAATGCGATTGAAGAATTTGCTTCAAACTGTTCATTTATTTTCACTTGTAATTACAAGAATCGGATCATTGAACCTCTCCAGTCCAGGTGTGCTGGTGTTGATTTCGGATTGAAGAATGGTGAAAAAGCTGCAATGGCTACAGCATTCTTCAAACGAATCCAGAATATATTGGAATCTGAAGGTGTTGAGTATGAGAATGCTGTAGTTGCTGAATTAGTCAAGAAGCATTTTCCTGACTTCAGGCGTGTTATTAATGAGTTGCAAAGATATTCCAAGTTTGGTAAGATTGACACAGGAATTCTTGCACAGATTAGTGATATTGCTATTAATGATTTGATCAAGTTTCTTAAAGAGAAAGATTTTGGTTCTTTAAGGAAGTGGGTTGGATCTACAGAGATTGATTCTAATGTTATTTTTAGGAAGATTTATGATAATATGTATCAATTTCTCAAGCCTCAATCAATTCCGAGAGCGGTATTGATACTTGCTGATTATCAGTATAAATCTGCATTTGTTGTAGATCATGAGATTAATATGGTTGCATGTTTGACTGAGATTATGGTTGAATGTGAATTTGTATGAA